ATGACCGCGCGCGCGATCGGGGGCGTCCTAGCGGGAAGGGTCAACGGCGAGCGTGCCCGGACATTTCAGAAGGTCTGGCGCGATAGCCGTCACCCTGGCGACTATGAATCGCGGCGCTGGGCGCGAGAGAACACGTTTCCGAGTTCGGAAAACAATGCCCGCATGACGCAGCTCGAACATCTGATGCTCTCGACCAAGCTGCCAGGGCGCAGGCGCGGGATTGTTGGAGATGTCGAGCTGGCGGTCTACCGGTTCCTCCTCCGCCGGCGCTGCCGGAAAACCGGTCGGCTGGATTATGCGATCAATTATATTTCGCAGGCAGTGCGGCGTTCGCGCTCTGCCGTGGTCACAGCATTGAAGAACTTGAAGGCCCACGGCTTCCTCGACTGGCAGCGCCGTACCGAACCGGTCGACGATTATCAGCCCGGCGGGCAATATGTTCGCCAGATCAGCAACGCCTATTTCCTGACGCTGCCCGGCAAGGTCGCCAACATCATCCGCCGCATTCTCCGTCGCCCGCCGGCCGGCCAGGCCGAGGCGGTCCAGGCCCGCAAGATCCGCGAGGCGTGGGAAGCATTGCCGCCCGAGGATCAGCTTGCCCAGGTCACCGATCCGTATCTCCGAAAAACGCTCGAACGCATGTCGCGCCTTTTTTCAAATAGGGCGAGTCCACCCGGCGGCATGATTGAGGCCGTTTCCGAATAAAGAGAGAAGGACTCGCTGCGCGAGGCGCACAATATCGGAGCCACGACCCCCGATCAGCCCATGGAGGCACCCTCACTCTGCGGACGCACCGTAGGGGGCGGACCGGCTTGCGCCGGTCCTGGGGGTATCCAGGGGGATACCGCGCAAAGGCCGTGCCATAATCAGCCGTCCGAAGTGGGGGCTGGGTGCGTCAAAATGCGTCGCCGGCGATCCGCCGCGCAGCGGTCTCAAATGCGGAGGACCGCCGATGAGACAAATGATTCCTGTTGCGTCATTTCCGGGACAAGAAGCGTGCAGGCGAGGGGGGGAGCTAAGCGCGGCGCGCGCGGGTCAGGTGGCAAGGATTTCAGGCGCCGGCCGCGCTCGGGCTGACGTGGCCGCCCAGCTGGCGCCCAACGCGTCGAGGCGCCGCCGGCTTGGCCGGGGCGCCTCGGGCTGGTCGTGTCGCTGTGGGGGCGTCAGGAGGGCATTCAGCCCGTGATGATCAACTCGCGCACGGCCTTGGCTTTGGCCTGGCCGCCGACGCTGTAGCTTGTGGCCGCCTCGTCGATCGTGAAGCGGGCGAACAGCTCGCGGATCTCGGGATGATCGTTGATGCTCATGATGAAGCGGCCTTTGATGCCGCCCAGCACGTCCGCCATCTCGGCGAACTCAGCGCGGCCGAACATGCCGGCGCCATAGTCGCCCTCGTTGCCGTGGTAGGGCGGGTCCAGGTAGAACAGCGTCGCGGGCCGATCCCAGCGCTCGATGAGCTGGCGCCAAGGCAGGCGCTCGATCGTCACCGCCGCCAGCCTTTCATGCACGGCCTCGATCATCGGCACGATCTTTGTCACGTCGAACCGCGCGCCCAAGCCGGGCGACGTGCCGAAGTTACGGCCATCGACCTTCCCGCCGAACGCCAGGCGCTGAAGGTAGAGGAACCGCGCCGACCGCTCCAGATCGGTCAGCGTGCGCGGATCCTGCGCCGCCAGCTTCTCAAAATTCGCGCGGGAGCTGATCTGAAAGCGGATCATGTCGACGAACGGCACGAAGTGCCGCTGCACCACGCGGAAAAAGGTCGACACATCCTCGCTCCAGTCATTGATGACCTCGCACGGTGGCCGCCGGTCACGGCGCAGAAACACGCCGCCCATGCCAACGAACGGCTCAACATAGCTGTCATGATCGACCTCGTTGATGCGGCCGATCAGACGCTTGGCCAGCTTGCGCTTGCCCCCGATCCATGCTGCCAGCGGACGCGCGGGCTGCACAGGTTCCATTTTCATCGCACTCGACTCCTTAACCTTCATTCCACATACGGCCCGCCGCCGTGCATGGCAGGCGGGACGAGTCGGGGGCGCATGCACCCCCACGGCTTGAGGCAAGTGAGTTTGCCTGGACGGGGCGTTACCGCGCCCCGTTCCCCGCCGTTAAGCGGGAGAACTGGCGGGCATCGCATTGCCCATGGGCCGGTAAGGCTCGAAGGCGATGGCCTCCTCACCGACCCGGTCGTTGACTTCGAGGAAGCGCATCTGCAGCGGCTCGATCTCGTTGGCGAAGAAGATGTCGTTGGCCTTGCCGACATCACCGAAGCCGCCATTATTCTGCGGCACCACGCCGAGGATCTGCGGCGGCACGCGATGCGCGGCGAGGATGTCATCGCGGGTGGTGCCCTTGATACCCAGAAACTCATCCTTGGCCGCGACCTCGCTGATCGGGATGATCTGGACGCCGTCCTTCTTCCCGCCCGGCGCGTTGATGAACAGATTCTTGAAGTTGCCGACGCCCTTGGCTTCGCGCAGGGCCTCGCGCACCATGTCGACATCCTTCTGATCCATGCTGGCCTCGCTCAGATAGAAGACGAAGCCGGCGTGGGCGCCGTTGATGTAATAGCGGCGGCGGAACAGCGTGGCGGCCTCGTTGAGGAAGGCCGATTGCATGGCCGAGAGATATTCCGGCAGGCCGTAGACCTCCTGCGCAACATCCGGTTCGGCGAGATGGATCAGCCGGCCCGCCTCATATTCATGGGGCAGACCGAAGCCGCCCCAGGCATGATCTGGCAGGAAGAAGGCGCGCCCGGCCTTGCCGACCCGGGTGCGCACGGCAAGGCTGTGGTCGAGGCGCATCGCGCGGCCGGCGATGTTGGGCACCTCCTCGAGGAAGGCATTGCCCATCACCAGATAGTCGAGGGCGAACTTGCCGAAGGCGGTGCGGCTGAGCAGGCGGGAGGGCTTGAAGTGCTTCACCAGCAGGTTGCGCTTTACGCGGATGGCGCTCTCATGATGGGGCTGCACATGCAGGGCGCGGCCGAGCAGCTTGAACGGCACCGGCGGCTCGAACCATCGGCCCTCGAACCTGCATTCGACATAATTGAGCAGATCGCGGCGATTGAGCACGCTCTCGGCATCGCCGAAGGAAAACATGCGCACGCCGGTGCTCGTCTCGACATCGATATCGGTGCCGCTCATCACATAATCTCCATGCTGGATTTTCCGCCGACACCGCCGTCCATCGGCTCGCAGTAGAGGACGTGCAGAAGTGCCCAGGCGAGATCGCCGTGCCCGGTGGCCTCGCTGCGCCGCGCCACATAGGTCATTTGCTTGCCGCCAGCGGTGAGCTGGGGGTGGATCGACATCAGCGCGGCGGCGAGATCGCGCCAGCCTGCGTCAAACTCGATGCGGCGCTTGCTGAAGACGTTCTTGCCCTTGAGCACCATCATCGTCTTGGTCAGCGCCGAGTAATCGATACGCCTGGCCATCGGGAAGAATTTGACTACCTGCTGATGCACCGCCGCGCCCATGCCGGTCGTGTCGATCGCGATCTCGGTGACGCGATATTTCGAGCACAGTTTCTTGATCTCGCCGGCCTGCGCCTCGAAGTCCTTGCCGCGCCACTGCAACTTTTCGAGCACGCGGAACTTGCCCTTGGGGCCGGTGGGCGGCGCCACCACGACGCATGCGGCGCTATCGCCGTCCTCGCTCTCCTGAGGATCATAGCCGATCCACACTTCGCCCTGGGCGAAGGGCTGGAGCGCATAGGGATCGAAGTCTTTCCAGACATCCCAGCTATCGACCATGCAGGGGCGCAGCATCGAGAGCGGGAAGCTCGACTTGCTGTCGTCGACAAACTCGCACAGGAACAGGTTCGAGAATTCATCGACCGAATATTCCAGCTCCAGCTCGGCGCGGTCGATGAGGTTGAAGCCGCCAGCGATGGCATCGTCCAGATTGACGATGTGGCGCCAGATCTGGTCGGCGCCCGTCGCGCCATGCACCGCCAGCGCGCTGTGGCTAATGTCGATCTTGATCTGATCTTTGCGCTCGCGTCGGCGGTTGAACCGCTCGCCCGTCCACATGGGATAGGCCTCGTGCGCGATCGTGGACGGCGTCGAGAAATAGGTCTTGTGATAGCGCTTTTGCGTCGCGATCGCCGACGCGACCTTGTTGATCTGCTCGAAGCCGAAGATCCAGAAGCATTCGTCGATATATACATCGCCGTGATAGCCCTGGGCCGTGCGGTAATTGGTGCCGAGGAAGTAGAGGGTGACAGGTTCGAGCTGCTTGCCGTCCTCATCCTCGCCGCGATCGATGACCAGCGGATCGCCCTTGAGCATCTTGCCGGTCTGCGCGAACACGAATTCGACGATGTACTGCCTGAAGATATTGGCCTGCGCCCGGCTCGCCGAAATGAAGATCTGATTGTTGCCGGTCTCCAGCGCGCGGATCAGCGCCTCTCGGGCGAAGTAGAAGGTCGCGCCGATCTGGCGGCTTTTGAGCAGGAAGCGCGTGCGGCGGCTGATGTTCTGCCACCATGTTTCCTGATGACCGAATAGCCCGTCGAGGAAGGCGGTCTTGAGCCGGCCGGCCTCGTCGCGCGTGATGAGGTTCTTCGGCGCCTTCTTCTTCGGCTTGGCGTTTCGTGCGGCAACCTTGGGATTGAGATCGCCCTCATGGCCGCCGGGTTCGCCATAGCGGCGGACGCGGGCCGTGCGCTCGATCACGCGGGCCAGCGCGTCGATTTCCTTATAGTCGTTGTTGTTCTTGTCTTCCTTGAAGATCAGGGCATTGAGCCGCATTTCGCAGCTGTCTTCGAGGCGCCGGATGACCGGATCGTCCTCCCAGCGGTCGCGGTCCTTCCACGCCTGCACCGTCGTCCGCTTGAGGCCAAGGACGGCAGCGATTTCCGTCACGCCATAGGCGCGCCAGTACAGGCTGCGCGCGACGCGGCGCACGTCATAAGGGACGGCCTGCCCATCGCTGCCGGTCAACATGCTCATAGCGGCGCGAGAATGGAGCAGGCGCCATCGCGGCGCCCGGTGCGCCACTTGTGAGAACGGTCCTCACAATCGGCACCGGTTGTCTCTCACCCCCCGGAAATGGCCAATGGCGGGACTGATTTTGAACCCGCAGTTCGAGCCGCAGGGAGCCGAGAATGGCCAAGACCAAGTTTTTCCGTGTCGCCGTCGAAGGGCAGACCGTCGATAACCGGGCGATCTCCCGCCAGATGATCCAGGAGATGGCGGACAGCTACAATCCGGCCACCTACGCCGCGCGCATCAACTGCGAGCACCTGCGCGGCTATTCTCCCGATGGCCCGTTCAATGCCTGGGGCACCGTCGACGGCGTGAAGGCCGAGCAGATCGACCTGCAGATTGGCGGCAAGACCGAAAAGCGCCTGGCGCTCTTCGCCTCGTTCGATGTCACGGACGAAGCGCAGCGGTACAATCAGGCGGGCCAGAAACTCTTTTCGAGCGTGGAGATCCAGCCCGACTTCGCCGGCACCGGCAAAGCCTATCTGGTCGGCCTCGCATTCACCGATTCCCCGGCATCGCTGGGCACCGAAGTGCTGAAATTCAGCACCCGCGATGACAAGCGGAAGGACAATCTATGCCAGATCGAGGAATTCGAGATGGCCTATGCAGAGGAATCCCCCGCTGTCGGCGGGCTGGCTGACTTGTTCAGCAACGCCAAGGCGTTCTTCGAGAGCTTCAAGGCCGCGCCGGTGACCACGGAAGTCGTCCCGCCCGTAAATCCTGCGCCTGCCGGCGCTGCCCGCACCGATCTGGACAAGTTCGCCGCATCCCTTGCCGGCATGTTCGAGAAAATGGGCGAGGGAGTCACTCAGGGCTTCACGGCGATCAACGCGCGCGTCGCCAAACTGGCCGAGGATCAGGCCGCCCTGGCAAGCACCATCGAGAAGACCCCCAGCCAATCCTACCGCTCGCGCGAACCCGCCAGCGGCGGCACCGGCGAGTTGCTCGCCGACTTCTGACACCCCTACCGATCCGCGCCTGAAAATTGATCATCGGAGCCAAAAATGCGTAACGAAACCCGCCTCAAATTCGACGCCTATCTTGGCCGGATCGGCGAAATCCATGGCGTGAACGACACCAGCAAGAACTTCTCGGTCGACCCGAGCGTCCAGCAGCGCCTGATCGGCAAGCGCCAGGAATCAATTGGCTTCCTCGGCAAGATCAACATCGTGCCGGTGCCCGAGTTGAAGGGCGAGATCATCGGTCTCTCGGTCGGTAACCCGATCGCCGGGCGCACCGACACGAGCGGCAATGGCGAGCGCACGACGACCGATCCGTCCGGCCTCGACAATCGCGGGTTCGAGTGCTTCCAGACGAACTTCGACACCCATCTGACCTATGCCAAGCTCGACATGTGGGCGAAGTTCGACGACTTCCAGCAGCGCATCGCCAACCAGATCGCCATCGCCATCGGTCTCGACAACATCCGCATCGGTTGGAACGGCGAGAGCGTCGCGGCCACGACGAACAAGGCCAACTTCCCGATGCTGCAGGACGTCAATAAGGGCTGGCTCAAGAAGCTGGACGAGGAGGCGCCGGCGCAGTTCATGAAGCAGGGCGCCGAAGCCAACAAGATCACCTATGGCGATGGCGGCGACTATGCCACGCTCGACGCGCTGGTCTACGACATGGTCAATTCGCTGCTGCCGCCATGGGCGTCCGAGGATCCCGAGCTTGTCGTCATGGTCTCGCGTGACCTGCTGCACGACAAATACTTCCCGATGATCAACGCGGCGATCGACCCGACCGAGCAGCTCGCCCGCGATGTCATCATGTCCACCAAGCGCCTGGGCGGCCTGCCGGCGACGCGCATCCCGTTCATGCCCGCCGGCACGATCGCGATCACCCGCTTCGACAACCTCTCGATCTACGAGCAGGAAGGCAAGCAGCGCCGCCACATCATCGAAAATCCGAGGAAGAACCGCGTCGAGGACTTCCGCTCTTCCAACGACGCCTATGTGATCGAGGATCTCGATTTCATGTGCGCTGCCAAGAACATTCAGGCGGTTGAGGAAGACTGAGAATAACCCCCGCGAGAAGGGGAGGGACAGCAGCGGTTCTGGCTTTGCGCCGAGCCGATGTTGACCGGGCAACCGGTCTAACCTCCCGCTGTCGTCGCCAGTAAGGAGCATCCGCAAATGGCCAAGCGCAGCTTTGCCGCCCTTCACCGTCAACGCGTCGCTGCCCAGCTGGCGGCCGAGGAGAGCCAAGCGGACGCCAGTCCCTCGGCGCAGCCGGTCAGCCTCAGTCCGCCCCCGAATTTTACGGCAGGCCTGCCTGCCGCGACGCCGGCCGCGAAGGGCAAGCCCAGCCTGGCCGCAGTCCACCGCCAGATGGTTCTCGCGGCCCAGGCGGCGAACAAGGCGCCGGTGGGCCTCGCCGCCGCGCGCCCGACCGATGGCCCCGCCGCCACCGAATATGAGCTGCTGCTCGCCGCGCTCGGCACGGACATCGCGAGCCTTCGCGCGATCCAGTCGGTCGAGGCAAAGATCGCCAAAAAGGCCGAGTTGATCGACGTCTATGATGCGCATGTCGATGCAACGCTGCTCGCTGCCACGGAAACCGGCCAGGCTCTGCAGGATGAGATCGTCGCGACCATGATGATCTGGCGCCTCGACATCGGCGATTTCGCGCGCGGCCTCGATCTCGCTGAGCATGTGCTGCACTTCGATCTGGCTCTGCCGCAGAACATCGTCCGCACGGCGCCGACGCTGATCGCCGAGGAAGTGGCAGAGGCGGCGCTCAAGGCCTGTCAGATCGACCAGCCCTTTGACCTCGATGTCGTGAATCGCACCATCGATCTCACGTCCGAGAAGGACATGCCCGATCAGGTCCGCGCCAAGCTCTACAAGGCGCGGGGCAAGCTGCTGCTGCGCGAGGCCGAGGCGGCAAAGGACAATGCAACCGCGCCGGCCGGCGCCGAGCAGCACGCTATGGCGAGCGCGCTTGCGGCCTTCCAGCGGGCGCTCGGGCTGCATGATAATTGCGGCGTGAAAAAGGATATCGAGCGGCTGACCGCAAAGGTCCAGACCGCCAAGGAATGAGCTTGCGCCCCGGCGCCGGGGGGCGGTGAAGAACCAGGCGAGGCCACGCGCCTCCGGTTGGTTCTGATCCCCACCCCCCGCTTGTTTTTGGACAGATCGAGCCATGAGCTTCGTGACTTCACCGCAGTCGCCGGCAACCCCCGATGATCATGTCATCGCATTCGGTGAGTTTTGGCCTGCCATCGACATCAACGCCTTTCGCAATGCCATGCGCATCGGTGGCAATCTGATCCCCGACGCGCGCGTCGTTGAAGCGCTGGTCGGCGGCCTGATCATCGTCGACGACAATCTCTCCGTCTGGCGCGATTCCCAGATCGCGGCGGGCCATGAAGCGCTGGCGCATATCCCCTCGACCGAGATCACGGTTGGGGCAGGGCAGGCGGCCGTCATCGAGCCGAGGCTTGTCCGCCTCTTCCGGCGCGCGGTCTATGCCTGGGCGACGGCCGATCTGATCGAAACGCACCGCGATGTCTCTGCCACGGCGAGCGGGGTGAAGGATGCCAATCAGGTCGAGCTGACGCCCGACGATCATCGCCGCAACGGCACCCACGCCATTCGCGCGATCCTCGGCACCTCGCGCACCGCCGTGGAACTGATCTGATGAGCGTGATGACAGCCCGCGCGTTGCAGGCCGAGACGCTGGACGCGCTGGTCTGGCGTGTCCTCGGCAAAGGGTCCGGCACCGTGGAGCAGGTGCTGGAAGCGAATCGGGATGTCGCCGGCGCCGGCACTTTGCTGGCCGAGGGGCAGGAAATCATTCTTCCGATCCTCACGCGCGAGTCCGCACCGGATCGCGATATCATCCAGCTTTGGGACTGAGCCATGTCGAAAGCCGACGCCCTGCGCGCCTTCATGATCGAGCAACTGCCCGAGCTGAAGCGCAATCCCGACGCCCTGCTGATCTACCTCACCGGCGGGCGCCTGGTCGCGCGCTATCATCCCGAAAATCTCGGCTTCGAGTATCGCGCGCGGCTCTCCATCGACGTGCTGGGCTTCCCCGGCGAGCCGGCGCAGTTCTTCCTGCCGCTGATCCTCTGGCTTCGCCGCCACGAGCCTGCCGCCCTGCAAAACCACGAGATTGCGGAACAGCAGATCGCCTTCGAGGTTGATATCCTCGACAATGGTCGCGTCGATATCTCGGTTTCGCTGCCGAGCGTGGAGGCGGTCGATGTGCTGCCGCAGCCCGGCGGCGGGTACAGAATGACGCTGCGCGAAGAGCCGCCGGCCGACGACATGCCGCTGTCCGACCCGGCCGCGCTGCTCAAACGCATCTTCGACCAGAGCGGCGCGCTCATCGTCGGCACCCCGGCGCCCTGATGGCTGACATCGGCGCCCATGACCTGGGCGAGCTGGAGAGCTTCGCAGGCGCGATCCTGCAGTCGTTGCGGCCCGCCGAACGGCGCTCGCTCTTTCGCAAGGTCGCCCGCACGTTGCGAACGAGCCAGCAGCGCCGCATCGGCGCGCAACGCAACCCTGATGGATCCCGCTTCGAAGCTCGCAAGCGCCCCAAAGACCCCGTGCCCGGCGCCTATGCCGTCAAATTCCTGTATCCCGAGGGCGGGAGCGGCAAGCCGCGCGTGGTGCTGATGCACTGCTGGGCGCGCCAAGGTCCGCTCATGACCGGCTTCGACGTGCGGGCCGGCGGGATCCGCAGCTTTGAATATGGCAAGGTCATCCGCTGGTTGCCCGTGCCGGACGGGGAGCAGAACGCGGGTGCAGGCAAGATGCGGCGTCCCTCAATCCGGCAGCGGGCTATGTTCCGCAAGATCCGACGCAGCGGCCTTATGAATGCCAGCGCCAGCGCACAGGAAGCCTGGGTTAGCTTCGCTGGCCGCGTCGCGGCTGTCGCGCGCATTCACCAGCTCGGCCTGTTCGACAAGCCATCGGCGCAGGGGCCGGAGGTGAAATATGCTGTGCGGCAGTTGTTCGGGTTTACCGCCGCTGATCGGTCAGAGATCCTCGATGCGGTTATTGCGCATGTAATGGAAGCTTCCGATCAAGACTGAAGCCAATGCAAGCGATTGATCCTGTTTTGAACAGGGCGGCCGTTCGCCCCGTAGCTCTGCGACATTCGGTGCCGCCATACACGGACGTTCCTATCTCTTAGCATTCCCCGTTTGCTAAGAACCGAACCACCAGACAAATCTTGACGGGAATTTTTGGAAGCCGCTGTAGGAACAGCACGCTAGTATATACTGGCACTGGCGTCCGAGTTCGATGCGTCAGTCGCCGGCTGACTACAAGGCCGCTGAGAAGGGCATATGGTAGGAAAAAAACGAGTTGACCGGAATAAGGCGGCGGAAAACAATTGCCGGCACGGCGCCAATTCTGAATTGTAAATCGTTGTGTTCAGTTGACCCGCACATTTAAGTCAATGCAAACGCTCTTTCCGATAAGGTTGGCATCGATTCCCAAGTGTGGATTGGATCTTCTGGCGGGGGTGAAATGGATAAGGTTAAGGCGGCAGTCTGGGAAAAGACGTTGGCCGGCACGGCGGTAGCTGGATGCACAGTCGAGAATTTGATCGATTTTGGTAAGTCAGCGGCAGTTTTTCGTGCAAGTCGCGGTGGCGAGACTGTCGCACTGAAGATATTTGATGACGAGCTAATTGAGCGATACGGAGATAAAACCCAACTGGCGCGCATCGATCGCGAGCTAACACTCGTGGGTAAAAGCCATCCGAATATGGTCGAAATCCTCGACGGAGGGTTCGACGCGCAGACGGGCAACCATTTCATCGTCATGCGGTATCTTCCCGGCCCCAGTCTAGAGAAATGTCTGCCGGAAATTCCCGAAGCGAACGTCGCTGGATTGATCGAGCAACTCGCTTCCGTCTGTGAATATCTCGAATCCTTATCGCTTGTGCATCGGGACATTAAACCTGCGAATATAGTTGTCTTGGATGACTTCAGTCGGCTGGTTTTATTGGATTTTGGTGTGCTCAAGCCCGTCGGTGAAATCGGAGTGACAGATGCCAATGGGATCCAGTCTTTCGTCGGCACACTGCAATATAGCTCGCCTGAATTCCTTTTAAGGAATGAGGAAGATACGATTGAGGGCTGGCGCGCACTATCGATTTACCAGATCGGCGGAGTGCTCCACGATCTAATTATGCGTAAACCATTGTTCGAGGATTACACCAATCCTTATGCCCGACTGGTAATGGCCGTACAGAATGACATGCCCTCAATCGGCAGCACAACGCTCCCGTCCTACTTAGTTGAGGCTTGCAAGGCATCACTTGTCAAGAACCCGCTTACCCGGATCGAGTTGGTTGACTGGCAATCATTCAGTCCGCCGGTAAAGACTAGCGCCGGCGCTGCGGCACGTGAGCGTGTCACCCGCCGGTCAGTCGTGAATCAGGCGACCGCGATCGTCGAGGCTCCGAGTGCTACCGCAACACCCGACTTAGTTGATGTAGTGATCGATCTCATAAAGGTTGAGGCGCGACGCATACGCAACGCCAATACCGCAGCGTTCCCGCCTCTGACTGTTGCCAGACAACCTCGGGCGGGTCGAACCGTAACGATCGCGCTCCGCAAGGCTCCTCAACAGGGCCTCCCGGATGGGCTGACGATTGCGCTGGATGTTGAAGTCGTCGACGAGGCAGCTCAGGCGATATCCCTTTCGGTTGTGGCGTGGCGGGGTGACAGCGCACAAAGGCCCGCGAAGTCGAGCAATGCAGGCACTTTTATGGGCGTCTTTGTCCCCGCCACGGTGTCAGGACTTTTGGAGAATGTAATGTATATGGCGGTCGATCAAGCGCAGACGGTAAATGCTGATTGCGAACTAAACCTTTGCGGCGTGGAGGCGGCCTAAAATGCAAGCATCATGGTGGACTGATCCGAAGGATCTCGATCCTGACCAGCGCAAGGTTGTTGTCTTGACGACTAATAAAAATCATTTGGTGATTGGACCGCCGGGTTGTGGAAAAACGAATCTATTACTTCTCAGAGCCACATATTTATTTCGCCAAGGCGTTACCAACATCATAGTGCTGAGCTTCGGTAGAGTGCTGCGTGAGTTCCTGGCAACCGGTTCCGCGCATTATCCCTTCGCAAGTGACAAGGTACAGACCTATGTCCGCTGGGGTGCGGAATTGCTGCGAGCGAACGGAATAAAGTTTGACGAGTCGGAAGATTTCGACACCACGCGCGTGAAGCTTTACGACGCGTTACTGGCCCTTGCTGACCAAGGGCTGCGAGAGAATGTTCACGACGTGATCCTTATTGACGAGGCGCAAGATTACTCCGCCGACGAGATTGCCCTGATCGCTCGTTTTGGCGATCGAATCTTCGCCGTGGGAGACAAGGATCAGCGGATTTCTGACAAGACGGGTGCGCTCGATAAGCTCGTATTGCTTGGCACTAACCGAGAGGTTCTAAGCACGCATTATCGTAATGGACTAAAAGTCTGCAGAGTGGCCGATGGGGTCAAAAACCTAATCGACGACCCAGCCGGATTGGAGGCGACCTCCAATTACGACGAGACGCGCTACCCGTCGACAGTCGACGTGTTTCCGGGCCTCACGATCGAACAACAGGTGGCCGAGGCCATCCCGCGAATCCAGACCCAGTTGCAGGCATACCCCGGCGAGATGATCGGCATATTTTGTCCGCGCGTGGGTGATCTCGATGCAGTCCGAACGATGTTGGAAGCCTCTCCGATCTCGCACGAGTTACACGTTCAGAGAGCAGGCGCATATTCATCCTTCTCGCCTGATCGCCTCGTAGTGCTATCGACTGTGATGGGCGCCAAGGGACTGGAGTTTCGGTGTGTGCATATGCTCGCATCAGACAAGCTAAAGCGCTTTCCGTCTCAGCGGAACCTGACTTATACGGCTGTGACGCGGACCAAGACGTCGCTATCAATCTATCATGAGGACAATCTGTCCGGTTATTTCGAAAAGGGCCTTTCGGCGTGTCGATCCGTCAAACTCGCCCCTCCGACCCTCGACGAGTTATTCCTGTGAGGGAGTTTGCCACCGCTACTCTCTCTCGCCAAGAATTTCTTGATTGGCTCGGCGGAGATCGAACCGATCTGACGGGTACGCCATACCAAATGGTGGAACCTAGCCGCCGGGACCGGCAAGTCGTGCTGCTTTACAGGCCGATTTCGCAAAGCGCACTAGACCAGCCAATTGTTGCCATCCCTATCGAAGAAATATCCGAGTTCTTCGCGTTCATGGCGACCTATGTTGCGAGCTACAAGCCGTTTTCTGCATTTCATCGCGTCATGCCTTTAGAACTAGTTGAGGAGTTTGAAAACCGGCGACCGCTTGAGGCCGAGATGATTGGATCGGTTGCAAAATTGGTTGCGGGCGGAGTTGTCGCCGAACATTTCTTGCGGGAGCGGTCGCGTGTCGACCTAGCTGGCTCTGTGCTGAGCACCGCGAAATCCACGCTTTCGGCCACGCTCGGATCGGCAGTTATTGCTGGATATGAGCAGATCGTCATTGCTTGGATTTCCGATCAGTGGGCTTCAGTGAATCGGAGGGACAGAGCAATCTTTGGATCGGCAGCGACGACGGACATACTGGCGATATGGAACCTGCTCTTTTCGGCTATCCGTGATGAAGCCAGTCCCTCAGTCTATCACGGCAGTCCGGCGGCTCAAGCGGTCTCGATCTTCCTTAGAACTGCTATGGAAACCGGCGTAACGCCCGACATTTTGAGTGGTCTGCGTGTGGTCAGCCGAGGCGAGATAGAGCCGGAAAAGTTGCTCACGGCATCACGAGAAGACCGAATTCGGTCGTTTAACAGATTTGTCGCTGGGATGAACGAACGCTCTGCGGTTGGCCTGGAAGAGCCTTTCATGGCGGGATTGCTGTTAGCGATCGTCGGCAACGGCTCATTCGACATGTTGCGCTCTGCGCGCGAACTCGCGGAACGGTCGCCAGTATCGATCATCTGGTTTGGCATCTGCGCGGCGTTGTTTGAGGAAAGTAACATTCTTACTACGGCTAATTGCTTGGGGCGCCGTCTTGTGCGCGATTTATGCAGTACCGCCGATCCATTCGGCCCACCGCGCGCAGATCTCAGCTTGTTCGAGTATCGGGCGATGACGCGCGAACCTGAGGCGCTCGCACAAATGGTCACCGGAAACGCGGATGCATTGCGCATCGAGATTCTTCCCGGTGTTGACACATACGTCGCGCGCGGTTCGATCGACCGCGAGCGCAGACTGAATGAAGATTACAACCTGATGGCCGACAGCTTTCGGGAGATCCGCTTAGTCGTCGATCGGGTTACGCGGCGGATGGACCTCACCAGCGATTACCGGCAGCGCGATCTCTACGTTGACGATGCAAAGCCTCGACGACGGCGGTAGCGCGCTCGCGCTCAATCGTCTAAAGATGGCACGATCGCGGCAGAACCGAACTGGGTCATTCTCTCCGTGCAACGCTGACATTGCCGTCAGCTGTTCACGTCTTTGGCGAGCCGTGAACGGAAGAAATTGCCGGACAATAGCCGTCTCACAAAACTGTTGAATTCACCCACTGCACCTGTCCGCTCTCACCTCGGCCGCGCCGCATTCAACATCGCCTCACAATTTCGCACGATCGCCAACATCGTCGCCAGGCGTTCCTGCACGATCTCCTGCCTCCCATCCGCCGCGACATAGGCCGAGGCCCACGGTGCCACCAAAGCAACGCCCATGCTGTCGGTGAAGGGCTTGCCCAGCCACGCGCTGTAATCCGGCGTGATCGGCACGGGAGCGGCCGCCACAGGCTCATCATAGGCTTTAGGGATGAGGTCGCCACAGCGCGCAGGCGGGGTCTCCACGATGGGATGGCTTCGCACACAGCCGATCAAGCACATGGTCGCGAATATCATTGACGGTCTGCGCATTGGAAATCTCCCCTTGCGTCTGTGCGATGGCGGTCTCGATGGCGCGCTCTGTCGCCGCCTGGTTGCCGATCTGATTGATGGCGGCCTCCGCGGCGTCGGCGATGGCCTCGGCCGACCGCGTCGTCTGCTGCGCCTGCGCGGCCGTCCGGTCTTTCCCGCCCGTGCATTTGGCTATGGTGAGCGTCGCCAGCACCGCGACCATCACGATCAGCGCGAGCTGCACCAGGCGCGAGCCGGCGAGCATGTCGCGCGCCTTCGCCAGAAGCGCGCTCACGACCGGCATTCCCTGAAATCGACATTGCCGATCCGGTTGATCGTCCAGCCCGGCATGAAGTCCTCATAGGCATTGTCGTTGGAGGCCAAGCGCAGATAGTGGGCGGCCTGTTGGGCATCGAGGAGCTTCACCACCATTTCGCATGCCGCTGCCGCACCGCGCCGGCGCTGGAGGTTACGATAGGCGGCGATCGTGCTCGGCCCGACTTGCCCGTCGACCGCGATGTTAGGATAGTCAGCGCCGCGTCGATTCAACGAATTTAGCGCCGTCTGCAGCCATCGCGAGGGCTGTGCCGGCCCCGCGTTCACGCCACTGTCGATGATCTCTTCGGCGACCGGCCGGGACAGCTCCACCAACGGCGCGAAGCCCGGCTTTACGATGTAATCGACATGGTAGATGCGGGCCGCCTCGTCCTGCGGCAGCGCCTGCATATCGCCCTGATAGCCATGCTTGCGGGCGACCTGTTCCGTCACGCCATGGTTGGTCGCGCCCCCCGGATCGGACGGATGGTCGACAAATCCGCCCTCGATTGCGAAAATGCCGGAGATGATCGCCACAACGGCCGGCGTGCCCCAGCGCAGGGCCTGTTGCTGCCAGCTCATTTCGCCAAGCCCTTATAGGCGGCGAAGATCGCTCCCAGAGATGCGACCAGCCCGACGATCCACTTGAACCAGCGCAGCCAAGTTTTCGCGGCGCTCCACGCTTCCACGATCTCCTTGGTGCTCTTCGTTTCCTGCTCGACGACGACCATCCGATTGGAAAGGCCTCCCATCGTTTCGCGCATACCGCGCACTTCCCCGATCAGTTGATCGAGTTTTTCAGACAGCATCGGCGCGCTCATAAACTGTTCCACCTGTGCCATTTCGGGATTTGGCGCGACTCGGTCGCGCGTGCTGTTAGCCAACCCACCATTGTGGGAGGTGATTGATGTTGAAGCTTTTTCTGGCGGCCGCTCTGGCCGTAGTTGGCATGCCTGCGCAGGCGGTCACGTTCATCAAATACACGGCGACCGGAACGGGCATTCTTTACGAGAACGCGCCCGACTGGACGCCGGCCTATGTGACTGCGACCGCCTATTTTCCGACTGGCGAGATGGGATGTTGGCTGCGATTCCAGTGCACCGTCACTGACACGCAGATGACCTTTCTCGCCAACCCGCAAGAATTCGGCGGGCCGTCGATGTCGCTGACATTCTTTGACGGCGTCGCCGCGCCTCGCACCACCTCGGACGACTTTGTCAGGGGTAGCGTGACCTGGATCTACGGCCAGGCGCAACTGACGGGCCTGACGATCGAAACTGTCGACATCGCCGATCCGTATCTCGCCTCGGGCTGGGTCTCGGTCGAGGCGCAGCGGCAAGCTGTGCCTGAGCCTTCCACATGGGCCATGATGATTGCCGGCTTTGGCTTGCTCGGTGCCTCGCTTCGTCGTCATACGGCACCGAAGTGGTTGAGCAACGCTAGGTAACGCTGTTCGTCGGCGTCATTGTTATTGAGAGGGCCGGGCAGACTGTACTGGCGCATCCCGAACCACTGCATCTGCTCGATCCAGCTATTGTAAGTGACCTTCTCGACGTCGGCGAAGTAGCACATGACGCCGCCCACTTCGTTGCGGAGCCGTCCGTTGAAGATGGCGGCTTCAGCCTTGTCTTCGCGGCTCGCAAGGACAGCGGAGACCGCTGCCTTCAAGCCTGCCTGTTGGGCACTCGGCACCTTGATAAAGGTGTTGTGATCAAAGCCCTCGTACAGGAAGCCCATCTTGGGGCAGAGTTCGGCCGGCACGCCCTCGGCGAGCATGATGCGACGCGTGCCGTGCTTCAGGAGTTTCAGCTTGTCGACCGTTGTGGCCGCCGTGGTACGGAAGCGGCTGTGGAAGTTGGTCTTGAAGTTGGCGAAGTTAGACGTGTGCTGCTGTGCCCACGCGGTCGTCGTGTAGTCTTGAGCTTCGCCGGCATAGAAGGACGGCGAGAAGTAGTCGATGCCCTGCCAGCTTTCGTTCCAGAGTAGGTAGCTTGCCACCTGGTTAGGCTGATCACCAAGGAACGTACCAAGGACGCTGGTGAAGCGGTCCCCTAAGATTTCGCGGCCGAGGTTTCCGAGCCGCATCTGCTGATAGCTCTGCTCGCGGCGAGCCGAAGTATTGATCGCGTCAAACAACCCCAACGTCTGGAAGTTGGCGTCGCTGGCCTCCCACACGTCGGTCCCCACCGGAACGGGCGACAACGCGACCACTTTTTTGACCACGGCCTGATAGTTACTCGATCCGCACAGGATGACTTCGCCGGGGTTGAATACCCGTCGGGTCTTACCGGGCGTCACGGTGCCATTCTCGTCCTTGCCGCCAGAGATGACGCCCCCGGTGGGGTTCCAGTCGGTGTAAACCTCAAGCGTGATCGATCCGCCAGACGGCACCGCGACGCCCGGAAGGAAGCCGCGATTGGCGCCGGCGACCGCCATCGTCCACCATTGCTTGTTGTAGGTGCTGTAATTCCAGACCTCGTTGGCGACCTCGCCGGCTGAACGAGAATAAATGGGAGCGTGGGCGAGGAAGTATGTGAGGTCGTTGGCGACCTTGGTCTCAAGGTGGTTGGCGACCTCGTCATAGGGGAAGGTCCAGAAGAGACTGCCCTTCGTCTGCTTACAAACGGAGACGCCGAATTCTTTGGAGCCCGCGAAATACGGTAGCTTGGGGTCGACAGCCTCGGCCATCGTGACCTTCATGTTACGCCACCACATGTTGCCCGCGACGCCGCCGAAGTTGTCGCTATGCCAAATGGCAGCGACCTGCGGCGTCATGAGTTCAGATGGGTCGTGCTCCTCTCCCTGAGGAAGAACAGGCAGCACCGACAGTTGAAAGCCTTCTGGCGGAACCGTCACATTCGCAAAGCGCAAAGTTATGTTGGAGGCCGCTGTTGCGCTGGTCTGCGTGAGACGAGCACCTCTAGAGGTAACATTGGATACCGTTACGTTTTCAGGTGTCCATGTAGTCGAGATGGTTGAATCCGCATTGGTCGTAAGGTTCCAGGCACCAAAGCGCCCACCCGGGCCGGCACCCTCCCAGATAATGGCACAGATTGAATACCCTGCAGGCGGCTGAACTGCCGGCCAACCATCGGCATTACGGTCCTCATCGGGAATGTAAGAATGCGTGCCATTTGACGTATGGATATAGCGCCAGGAGACGACCCGCCCACGATCTTTGACGATGTCGACAGGGTTACTTGCACTTGTCGGAGAAGAATTGACGCCGAAGACATGAGGCTCGATTGCCTCAAATACCGGCATGACCGGAGCCTCGGCAAAGATGCCATCATTCGGCGCATCTACAGGGGCGATATAGGCGCCGTATGGCGGAAGCAGGTCGAATGGCATCGTGACCGAATATGCGCCGGCGGACGGAATGAAGGGGAAGGGGCCGCTCACGACACGCCCATATTCATCCACACCCCATGCGTTGTGCTGCCCGGTGTTTGTCGTCGTGCCGGTGACCACGACGGCCGGCGGGGCGGAGGCCGATGGCTCCGGGACATTCATCGAGCCGACATTGACGGCGCGATTATCCCAAGCTGAAACTTGCAGTTCGTGGATCAGGCGTTGCGGCCACGAGGGATTGGACACCCCCAATTCTGTCGTCATGGCGATGCCGACGTTTGTCCCCGGAAGCAGCGTACCTCCAGTTGCGTTCAGGTTGATGCCATTGCCGCCTGGATCGACACGAACGCCCCCCCGCGAGATTTTCAGGTAAGGGGTGTCGCTGATCCAGTTCAGCTCGATCTCGAACCATGTGGCTTCCAGATTGCTTCCGCCGATGGTCGGGATGTAGCTCCACTCCATCTGATTATTGGCGCGCTTGTTGATGCCAATATTGCCCGTCGAGATGGAAACGTTCACCCAGTTGCGGTCGTCGGGAGTAGCGGCCAGCAGGAACCCGCGCTGGGATGAACTGCCGTCGTTGCCGTTAGCGGGATCAGACTTGAACTGCGGGCGGAACCGGATCTTCTGATTGACCTTACCCACATTGCGAAGAGGGAAGGTGCCTGCGGAGGATGTTCGCGTAAGCGCGACCCCGTCCGTGACGAATTGCGCAGGCGACGTCCAGCCTAGGGCACTAAGGGGCGTGCCGCTGGGCGCGTCGGCAAAGTCCAGATATTGGTTGAGGTCGGAGACGATCTTGAAAACGACCGCTGACTTCGTGGCGGGTTGGCCCTCCACTTCTGCGGTGACGCCTTCAGAAGTTGAGGCGGCGGCCAGCGTAGCGGCAGAGGTTGTCGAGAGGGTGGTGCCGCCACGGGTCTTGTAGACGTAGGTAGCGCCGGGAAACGCGCTGGCATTAGCGACTTCCCATCGGGTGTCGGCAGTGTTGTAGCGCAGGTCCACCCGGTCGATCTGGACCGCTTCCTGGACCGCCATCGTGAACGCATCAGTTCGAGATGTCGGGTTTGTGCCCGCGTTGGCGGTTGCGATCTGGAATGAAAGCGACGCCGTCTCCGCATGAGCGATAGGCGTCAATCCGGCGACGATCTTGCTACCGCTTGCAATCGCGAGGCGCCCGCCGGCGTCATCGGCCAGACTGTAACTGTTCCCTGACTGCCCGGTGATGGTCGCGATCTCGGCGCCTGGCGCCAGAGCTTCGACAACGGTGAGGGGGGACACGGTCGGGGCATCCAGCGCGGGGGTCGGCGTTGGCGTCGGCGTGGGGGCGACAGCAGTCAACGAGGCGGACCACGGCTTGCGGCACCCATCTGCCCCGAAGGCATAGCCTCCAATTTCCTGTGTTTCGTCCACCGCGATCGGGAGCGACGCCACGATCGCGCCGGTCGAGGCGCCGCCGGAGAGAACGGTAAGATTGGCCGGCCCGGTCGTCTTCGTGAAGGTGACAGGAGACAGCAGCCCCATCATAGGCAGGGTGAACACGACGCCTGCCTTGGACGGCACTTTCGCCGTGAAGGGCTTGGGTGCGCGTGTCAGGTTCGCGCGCGAGCCGCCACCAAAGCCGCCCAGCATCACGCGGCCCTCTTGATCGCGATGCGCTCGCCCTTTCGGACGTAGCGCTGATCGGTCGTGCCATCGAGCCACAACTCGCCGGTGTCGGCATCGGCATCCTTTGCGATGCGCACCTGCGCGTCGCCGCCCACGATGACGATGCGGCAGAGGCACGGGCCATCAAACGCCTCGGTCTCGGCCTGCTCGCCGTCTGCAAGGTCAAGGGCGATTCCGTCGCCGTCCTGATGGCCAAGCACGGACAGCGCCTGGCCGGAAGAAAGCCGCTGCCAGTTCAGCGAATTGGTGCTGTAACGGGTGATGTAGGCCTTCGCCATTGATGCACGCCCCTATGAGATCGGTCTGCAGCAACCTTCGGTCGGGCGGGGCGCGGGCGCCATTTGGGCCGATTGTGAGAACGGTCCTCACAAGAGCGCGCGGGTGCAAAGATGTGAGCGCTGGGCATTGCTCCGACCATGACGGACGCGACCTTCTCAGCCATCGACCTATCGCGCCTGCCGGCGCCCGCCGTGGTCGAGCAGCTCAGCTATGAGGCGATCTTTGGCGCGATGACCGCCTCGCTACTGGCCGTGATGCCGGACTTCGACGCCAGCCTTGAGAGCGACCCGGCGGTGAAGATCCTGCAGATCGCGGCCTATCGCGAATTGCTGATCCGCCAGCATGTCAACGACGCTGCCCGCGCGGTCATGGTAGCCTATGCCAAGGGATCGGACCTCGATCATCTCGGCGCCCTGTTCGGGGTTCCGCGACTGGAGCTGGTGCCGGCGGATTCCGAGGCGGACACGCCGGCCGTGATGGAAGACGATGAGGATTTCCGCCGGCGCATCATCCTCGCGCCTGAGGCGATGTCGGTGGCCGGGCCGAGCGGTGCGTACATTGCCCATGCGCTAAGCGCTGATGGGGATGTCCTTGACGCCTCGGCCGCGTCGCCTGCGCCCGCCGAAGTGACCGTCTATGTGCTCTCGCGCGTCGGCGATGGCACGGCGGCGCCCGAGCTGCTCGCGGCCGTCACGGCGGCGCTCTCCGATGAGACGGTGCGGCCGGTGGCCGACCGGGTGACCGTGCAATCGGCCAGCATCGTCCAATATGCCGTGCAGGCGACGATCAAGACCTATGCGGGGCCGGACCCTGTCGTCGTGCTGGCCGAAGCGCAGGCCCGGGTCGAGGCTTATGTTCAGTCCCACAAGCGCCTTGGCTTCGATGTGACGCGCTCGGGCCTGTTCGCAGCCCTTCATGTGGCGGGGGTCCAGAATGTGGTGCTGGTCGAGCCGGCGGCCGATATCGTCATCGATCCGAGCGAGGCCGCGCACTGCACCGGCATCGCCCTCACCAATGGCGGCACGGACGAATGAGCCTGCTGCCACCCAATGCCTCGGCGCTGGAGCTGGGCCTCGAAGCAGCGGTGACAGGGCAGGCCTTGCCGGTGCCGTTGCGCGCGCTCTGGTCGCCGCAGAGCTGCCCGGAGGCGTTGCTGCCATGGCTCGCCTGGGCGCTCTCGGTCGATGAGTGGGATGCGAGCTGGCCGGTCTCCGTGCGGCGGCAGGTGATCGCCAGCGCGATTGCCGTGCATCGCCGCAAAGGCACGCTCGCGGCCGTGCGTGCCGCCGTCGCGGCGCTGGGTGGTTCCATTTCCATCCGCGAATGGTGGGAAACGGAACCGATGGGCGAGCCGGGCACATTCTCGCTCATCCTCGCCCTTTCCGAGGTGAACGGTGCGGCCCCAGGCGCGGCCTATGTCGATGCCACGATCAGGCAGGTCGAGCGCGCCAAGCCGCTGAGCCGCCCCTTCGATTTCACGCTCGCCATCGCCGCCGCCGGCGCGATCGGCATCGCCCCCTATGCCCGCGCCGTGGTGTCCGCCCGGCTCGACATGGCGGCCTAAGGAGACCTGCAGCATGGCGCTTACGCTCACCGTCACCAACGCCGGCCGCGACGCAGTCGTCAATGCAGAAGGCACCGGCACGGCGCCCCTCACGATCACGCAAGTCGGCCTGTCGGCGACGGCTGTCGCGGCGGTGCCTACAGCGACGGCGCTGGCCGGCGAGTTCAAGCGGGTCGCGGCGGCGGGCGGGGGGACGGTGGCGCCCGACACGATCCACCTGATCGCGCGCGACGATAGCGCGGACGCCTTCACCATGCGCAGCTTTGCGCTCTATCTCGCCGATGGCACGCTCTTCGCGCTCTACGGGCAGGCAGGCGCGATTGTGGAGAAAACGGCCAGCTCCATCGCCTTGCTCCAGTGCGATATCAAATTTGCCGATATCGCGGCAGCAAGCCTCACCTTCGGCGATCTGGAGTTCATCAATCCCCCCGCATCCGAGACGGTGAAAGGCGTTGCCGAGATCGCCACGCAAGCCGAGACGGATGCCGGCGCGGATGATCAGCGGATCGTCACACCCAAGAAGCTCATGGCGGGCCTTGCAACCTGGGCAGCAGTCACCTTCGGCGATGTCTGGCGGGCCAGCAATGACGGGTCCGGCTCGGGCCTCGATGCCGATCTGCTCGATGGGCAGCACGGGAGCTATTACAGCAACATCCCCGCGCGTCTGGGCTACACGCCCGCGAACAAGGCCGGCGATACCTTCACGGGCGCCGTGGCCGCGCCGTCGATCGAGATCATCAGTGGCGATCTGTTTCTCAGCCGCACCAATGGGAGCACTGCCCAGATCCTGCGCCCCAACCTTGCCGGCTACAAGGGCCTGAAAATCGGCGTCTCGGGCGGCGGCAATCTCGACACGCTCGAACTGGCGAGCCTGTCCGTGACGATCCGGGGCAATATGGTCTGGCATTCGGGCAATGATGGCGCCGGCTCGGGCCTCGATGCGGATCTGCTCGATGGTCAGGACAGCAACTACTTCACCAACATCGTTGCGCGCCTGGGCTACACGCCGCTCAATGCCACGCTCTACACAGCGGCGGATATTCTGGCCAAGCTGGCAACAGTGGACGGCTCGGGATCCGGCCTCGATGCCGATCTGCTGGACGGGATCAATTCGAGCGGCTTCCTGCGCGCCAACGCGGGCGCATGGGTCTATTCGACCGATGGCATAGCGCGCTTCTACTTCGCGGATGTCACATTCATCGGCGGCGGCCCGCAGGGCTGGTCGTTTCAGTATGGCGGCGTCAATCGGGTCACGATCTCAACCGGTGGCAATATTTGGACAGCGGGGTCGATTCAGTCGACAGGCAATGTCGAGGCGAGCGATGGGAACGCCGTCAGCCGTATTGCATCCAATGGCGATATTACGACCTCCCGAGCCGGCGGCGTCGAAGGCGTGGTCTGGTTCGGGAACAGCGGCAACCGATACCTGCATTACAGCGGATCAACCTACAACCTCGTGAACGCGCCGCTCTATGTGAATGGCGGCTATGTCTGGACGTCGACCAACGATGGCGCGGGGTCCGGCCTCGATGCTGATACGCTCGATGGCAAGCATGCGAACGCCTTTCTTGAAGTGACCGCGAGCTACATCGTCGAGAATGGCGGCTATCGCGTGACGGCGGACGGCCTCAAGGAGACGTGGGGTTTCATCACGATCGGGCCGGACAGCATCGGCACCTACAACTTGCCGGTCGGCCATTCGAGCTGGGTGAACCCCGTCATTTCGGCATACTGGCCCGCTAACCAAACGGTCAGCCAGCACGCCACCGACTGGTATCAGACCCTCTACAATGGTGCCGGCCAACCCTATGCGATCCAGTTCTGGAATGCGGACGATCGCTACGTCCGCGTCCACGTCCAGACCAAGGGCGTCTGACCCCGCAATCTCGAAAGGAAGACCTCATGAAGATCAGCATTGGAGCCTTCAACGCCGCCACCAACGAGGTGCCCGTGACCCTCACGATCGACACCGCAAAATATCAGCGCAATGTGCGCGCCGTGCTGAAGGACGACGGCAGCTATGACCGCGCAGCGACCAAGGCGCGCGTCGAGGAAGTCGCTCGGGGTTATCCGGCCAAGATTGCCGCCAGGGTGGTTTCGCCGACTTAGGTCAGCGAGCATTCGGACGACAACGTCTGGGACACACTCCCCATTCCAATGATTAGCCGCGAACAGCGGGTGCGTCGGAATGCTCCCACTGCTAGTCAAAAATACAGTAGCAGAAGCCCCTTTTTCTGGCGCTGGTTGTGGACCCGTCTGCAAGGCTGACTTGCCGGTCCGGAACATGGCCGATCTATAGTGGCTTGAGCTGTGTAGAAAAGTTTCCTGCCCGGAGGGACTTCGTCAACGGCCCGCTTGGGTTGTTAAATCGTTCGCCAAAGAACGAGCGGTCAAAATACTTTGGCAACCATGGTAATCTGCTAAGAATATGGTCGCTGACAGCTTCCTGGGTAAGCTGCAAAGTGATTTGACGCAGACGATATCCGGGGCCAAAAGCCTCTTCGAGATTGGCAGGATCAACCACCTTCACGCTGGTGGGGTCGGCAAGATTGCGGAACCGCACAAGCGCAGGGTAGCCCGTCGGCTTGGCGAAGTCACCTTGTCGTTCACGGGGGTCCATAGCAATTGGACCTGCAGGTGTAGCGCCTCCGCTGATGCGTTTCGCGCTGTCAATCCAGTTGTTCTTCCACTCTGGATCAAGCACGGCCTGCGTCAGTTCCGGACGACATAGTAATGCAAAGAGTACGTTTCCATTGCCCAAATCCACTGCGACCGCTTCACCTCGCGTATGCATCCCCCGCTTCGCTGAAATATCGCCCAGATCGACATTGCTCTGACTAACAATAGTCTCTTGCACGGAATAACCGGTGCGAATGCCATCTGGTGTATCGACGGCGACGGTCATGCGGTATCTGTATTTAAAAGTGCTATTAAGCAGGTTGCACCCGGAAAGAACTAGCACACCGCTGCAAATCAGCCACTCCATCAAGTTGCGTCTCGTCGTCATACCACCTCATTTCGCACGCTTGATGACATGCGGTTGTCAGCGTTCGTTTAACTGTCTTTAAAACGGTGCTGATCGAAACAAAGCAGCAGATCAGCGCGAAAAAACGGGCTCACCGGGTCTGGCATCCGAGAACTCAATCTCGGAAACCATGTCGCGAAAAACGGTGTGACTATCAAGTCGCCTTTCCCGCAATCGAGCTACCGCTTTTGGCCCGGCTACAACCGCTTTGGTCTGGGACGGTGGTCCGCGGTCCGTATGGCGAACGGGTCGCCTGGTCGGCTGCTACCGACGCTGCGGCTCCCAACTAGACCGTCTCCGTCTCAGGTTCGAATATCCGGTCGGCCATTACCGGACGCCCGCGATCCTAGCGTTTGACGCCGCCGCTTTCGGCTCGCTTGTGAGAACCGATGCCACAAGCCCTTGCGGTGGCTCAGCATCCGCCGGCGTTGGATGCAGTCTGCCATGACGCAGACCGAAGACATGCCCGGCCTCGTTGGCGACTTGATCCGCATTGGCGTGGTCGAGGCTGTCGATCTGGCCGGCGCCACGCTCACCGCGAAGCTCGGCGATATCGTGTCGCCGGCAGTGCCCTGGCTGGAGCTGGCGGGTGGCTTCCGCACTTGGTGCCCGCCCACGGTCGGCGAGCAAATCCTTCTCCTTTGCCCTGAGGGCGACATTGCCCATGGCGTCGCCCTGCGCGGCCTCTACTCCAATGCGTTTCCGGCGCCGGCCAGCGACGGCCGGGCGCGGATCCTGATGCCGGACGGCTCGACGATAGACTATGATCCCGAGGGGCATGTTCTGGCCATCACGCTCGCCGGCGGCAAGCTAACCATCAACGCGCCCGAGGGCGTCGCGATCTCGGGTAACGTCGAGATCACCGGCAAAGTCGACGTGAACGGGACGGTCACGGCAAGCGATGATGTGGTCGGCGGGGGCAAGAGCCTCAAAGGCCACAAGCATAGCGGCGTGCAGGCCGGCAGCGCGCTCTCCGGAGCACCCGCATGAGTGGGATGGAGCGGGCTACCGGCAAGCGGATCGATGGCGCCGAGCATATCGCGCAGTCGATCCGGGACATCCTGACCACGCCCATATCCACGCGCGTCATGCGGCGCGACTATGGATCGCGGCTGTTCGAGCTGATCGACGCGCCGCTGAATGCCGTCACGCGGCAACTCATCGCAGCGGCAAGCGCTGGCGCCATCGCCCGCTGGGAACCGCGCGTGAAGCTCTCCCGCATCATCGTCGGCAGTGGCGACGCTGCCGGCAAGCTGACCCTCCTGATCGAGGGCGCCCGGCTCGATCTCCCCGGCGGCGCGCCGCTCAATCTCTCCATCGCGTTCTAGGAAAGGACGAACCATGGCCATCATTCACGGCATCAAGGTCAACGAGATCAATACCGGTGCGCGCGCTGTCGCCGCCGCCTCGACGGCAATCATCGGCCTGGTGGCCACGGCAAGCGACGCGGACGTGACGACTTTCCCGGTCAACACCCCCATTGTCGTGCCCAATGTGACGGCGGCGATCGCCAAGGCTGGCGCGGCCGGCACGCTCGCCAAGGCGCTCGATGCCATTGCCGATCAGTGCAGCCCGATCGTGGTGGTGGTGCGCGTTGAAACAGGCGTCGATGCCGAAGCGACCGAAACCAACACCAAGGCCGGGGTCGCGAAGCTGCTGCAGGCCGAGAGCACGCTGGGCGTCCGTCCGCGTATCCTTGGGGCACCCGGCCTCGATACTGCAGAGGTCATCAACGATCTGGTGACGGTGGCGCAGAAGCTGCGCGGCTTCGCCTATGCGGCGGCCAGTGGCGACGATTTGACCGAGGTGAGCGATTTCGCCGGGGATTTCGGCCAGCGCGAGCTGATGCTCATCTGGCCCGAGTTCACGGATTGGACCGGCAGCGCCGTCGCCCGCGCCCTTGGCCTGCGCGCCAAGATCGACAGCGAGACAGGCTGGCACAAGACGCTGTCCAACATGCCCATCAACGGCGTGACCGGAATCGCAACGCCGATCGATTTCGATCTGCTCGGCGGTGCGTCCTCGGCCGGCCTGCTCAATGACAAGAACGTCACGACCTTGATCCGGGCGAACGGCTTTCGCTTCTGGGGCAACCGCACCATGGCGAGCGAACCGCTCTTTGCCTTCGAGAGCGTCGTGCGCACGGCGCAGGTGCTCATGGACGAGATCGCCAATGGTCTGCTCTGGGCCATCGACAAGCCGATCACGGCCAGCCTGGTCAAGGATATCGTCGAGACGGTGAATGGGCGGTTCCGCACGCTCGTATCGCAGGGCAGGATCGTGGGCGCGCGCTGCTGGTTCGATGCCGATGCCAATCCGGCCGCCTCACTCGCCGCTGGCAGCATCACCATCGACTATGAATACACGGCCTGCGCGCCGGCTGAGGCGATCCTTCTGAACCAGCGCATCACCGATAAATTCTACGCCAGCATTGCCGACCAGCTCGGCTGATGCGCCCGATTTTCCGACCAGAAAGGACTGAGCCATGGGCCTTCCCGCCACCCTCAAGAACATGAACCAGTTCCACAACGGCACCAGCTATGTGGGGCAGATCTCCGAAGTCACCTTGCCCAGCCTTGCCCGCAAGTTCGAGGGCTATCGGGGCGGGGGCATGGATGGCGAAATCCAGATCGACCTGGGGCAGGAGCCTATCGAGTTTGAGTGGAAGGCCGGCGGCCATATCTCCTCGATCTACACGGGCTTTGCCGCCGCCACGCACGATGCCGAGCTGATCCGCTGGGTCGGCGCCTATCAGGACGATGGCACGGCCCAGATGAAGGCCGTCGAGATCGTCGTGCGCGGCCGGCATCAGTCGATCGAGCCGGGGAACGCCAAGCCCGGCACCCAGACCGAAGAGACGGTGAAGACGGCGGCCAGCTATTACAAGCTGACCGTCGATGGCACCGTGCTAGTCGAGATCGACATTCCGAACCTGATCTGCCGCGTCGGCGGCATCGACCGCCACGCCGAGCTGCGCGCCATCCTCGGCATCTGACCAGCTTCGCCCCGCCGTGAGTAATGCGGATGGCACGGCGGGGCGAAGACACTGACCATCCGCATTCAGGAGCATCCGCAATGTCCGATCAAGCCACTGCCGGCGACGGCGCTACGCCCGCCGTGCCGCACGTCATTCTCGAAAATCCCATCAAGCGCGGCGATACGGAGATCCGGCGCGTGGATCTGCGCAAGCCCAAGGCGGGCGAGCTGCGCGGAATCTCGCTGCAGGCCCTCGGCCAGAGCGACGTGCAGTCCCTCATCACTGTCATTCCGCGGATCACGATGCCGCCGCTCACCGAGCCGGAAGTGGCCAATCTTGAGGTCGAGGATCTGGCCGCATTCGGGAATGTCATCTTCGGTTTTTTTCTGACACCGGCGCAGCGCCAGCGGATCGAGGAATCGTTGGGGATCTGATGGCCGACATTGCCGCCATCTTCCATTGGACGCCCGAGCAGATGGACCCGCTCAGCCTCGAAGAGCTGGTCTATTGGCGCAACGCCGCCGTGCGGACGTGGAACCAGATGAACGCGCCGGGAAAGGGGTAATCCCATGAGCAACCTTCTGCGCCTGGTCGTCAGCTTCGCCACGGTGGACCGCCTCTCCGGTTCGCTCAAAGGCATCGTCGGCCTGGCGCAGACCGGCGGCGAGAAGCTGGCTGGCATGAAACGCCATGCCCGCGATCTTGAGCGCGAGCTGACCGGTGTTCGCGCCCAGATCGCGGGCACGAGCGGCAATGTGACCGGTCTGTTCGCGCAGGAGGCCGATCTGCAAGCCCAGATCGCGCGGACAAACCGCGAGATGCAGGAGCAGGTGCGCCTCCTGCGCATCAGCAATCAGGTCGAGCGCATGCAGGCGCGCGGCGCCGCCCTGCGATCCTCCGGACAGCAGCAAATGATTGGCGGCGCCATGATGCTTGCCCCGGCCATTCTCGCGGTCAAAGGGATCGGCGATTTCCAGTCCGGCATGACCGATATCGCTCTCAAGGCAGAGCTTTCGCAGAATGAGACGGCGGAGCTTCAGCGGAACATCCTGGCTGCAGCGCGCGCGGCGCGGCAGTTGCCGGAGAATATGCGCGCCGGCGTCGACACGCTCGCGGGCTTCGGCATGACACCGCAGCAGGCGGTGCAGATGATCGGCCCGATCGGTCGGGTCGCGACGGCCTACAAGGCGTCGGTCGATGACCTGGCGGCGGCATCGTTCGCCAATTTCTCGAACCTCAAGGTTCCGATCAACGAGAATGCCAAGGCGCTCGAAGCGATGACGGCTGCAGGCAATGCCGGCGCTTTCGAGATCAAGGACATGGCGCAGTATTTCCCGATGCTAACCGCGCAGGCGCAGGCTTTTGGGCAGCAGGGCGTTGGGGCCGTGGCGGATCTGGCAGCAGCCGCGCAGATCGCCCGCAAGGGCACCGGCGACGCCGCGTCGGCCGCGACCAATCTCCAGAACCTGATGGCCAAGATCAACACCAAGGAGACCATCGACAAGTTCCAGAAGATGGGCGTTGATCTGCCGGCCGCGCTGAAAAAGGCCTATGCGGACGGCAAGACGCCGCTCGAAGCCATTGCGGAAATCACGAACACGACGCTTGGCGGCAAGCTCGACCGGATCAGCTTCCTCTTCGGCGACATGCAAGCGCAGCAGGCCCTGCGGCCGCTCATCCAGAACATGGAGGAATATCGCCGTATCCGCGCTGAGGCGATGGCCAGCTCGGGCGCGATCGATGCGAGCTTCAACCGCCGTATGGGGGACATGAATGCACAGATCCCCGCGATCATCGGCAATCTGCAGACCATGGCGCTCACCCTCGGCCCGGTGCTGTTGCCGTCGATCGTGCGCATCACCGAAGCGGCGGCCCGGCTGACCGACCGGATCGCCGCCTGGGCAGAGGCCAATCCCGGCATGGCCGCCTCGCTTGTGGGCATCGTCGTGGGCATTGGCGCCCTGCGCATCGGCGTCGGCGCGCTCATGTGGTTGTTCGGTGCGTTCCTCGGCCCAGCAGCCGGCGTGTACGGGTTCTTTGCCCGCAACGGCCAGGCGATCGTCACCATGTTGGGCCTGCTGCGCACGGGCTTCCTGCTGCTCGGACGCGGCATCGTTTCGGCCGGCGCCATGATGCTGGCCAATCCGGTCGTGCTCATCATCGTGGGAATCGTCGCGGCAGTCGGCGGCGCGGCCTATCTCATCTATCGCTATTGGGATCAGATCAAGGCGGCCTTCTGGGCCGGGGTCGCGGCGGTCAAGGGCGCCCTCTCTGCCGGGTGGACATGGATCAAGGCCAATTTCTCGCCGGCCATGCTGCTCGGGATCTTCAATCCGATTGGCGGTATGATCGTCGCCGGCCTCATCGCCGGGTTCAAGGCCATGTTCCCGCGCGCTTATGCGGAGGTGACCGGGTTCCTCGGCAGCCTGGTGACGGGCGCCAAGAAGTTGCTGGGGATCCACAGCCCGAGCCGCGTGTTCATGGGCCTTGGCTCGAACATCGCCGCCGGCCTCGCCCTCGGCATTTCGCAAGGGCAGGGTGCAGCCGCCATGGCAGCGCAGGAGATGACGCACCGCGTCGCGCTGCCGGCGCTTGAGCCGTTTGCGCCCCGGCGCGGCGGGGCGGGGGCGGGCGGCGCCGCTCAAGCAGCCGGCGGCTTTGGGGACGTGCATATCACCATCCAGGCGGCCCCCGGCCAATCCGTACAGGACATCGCGCAGGAGGTGCGCAGGATCCTTGCGCAGATCCAGAGCGAGCGCGACGCCGCCCGGCGCAGCGCTTTTCAGGACGAGGACTGAGCCATGATGATGTCGCTCGACACCTTTCTTTTCGAGATCGGGACGCTGCCATACGAACAGCTCGCCCAGACATGGAATTGGCGGCACGCCAAGTCCGAGCGCTTTGGCGCCCGGGCGGCTTCTCAGTTCCTCGGGCCGGGCGATGAAACCATGCGCCTGACCGGGCGCCTCTTTCCCGGCGTGGCGGGCGATTATTCCAGCCTCGAACGCATCCGGGAGATGGCCGATACCGGCGAGAGCTACACGCTGCTCAGCGGCCGACAGGAGGTGCTTGGGCAGTTTACGATTCGCAGCCTCGAACAGTCGTCGGACACCTTCCTCGTGGATGGCTTCCCTCGTCGGGCAAATTTCACGCTTGAGCTGGAGCGGGTCGATTGAGCGGTTATGTTCATCCCAAGGCGGGCTGGAAGGTGACGCTGGACGGCAAAGACCTCACCAGCACCATTGATCCGCTGCTGATCTCACTTACCATCGCCGAGAAACGGGGCGATGCGGCCGATCAGCTCGATATCGTCATGAGCGACGCCGGCGGGAAGCTGGAAATCCCCAAGGACGGCGCGAAGCTGCGCGTGAGCCTGGGGTGGGAGCGCGGGAGCGGTCTGCCGCAGGGCCTCATCGACAAGGGCGAGTTCAAGGTCGATGAGGCAACCTTTTCCGGGCCGCCGGACATTATCACCATCCGTGCCCGCTCGGCCGACTTCACCGATGCCTTTCGCGTCCGCCGCGAACGCAGCTTCGTGGGCAAGACAGTGAGCGAGGTGGTCGGCGCCATCGCAGCCGCCAACGGCCTGACCGCGAAGGTGGATGGCGCGCTGGGCGGAAAGTCAATTCCCGCGCTCGGCCATGGCGCCAAGAGCGACGCGGCGCTCCTGCAGGCGTTGGGCAAACGGTTCGACGCCGTGGCGACGGTCAAGGCAGGCGCCTTGATCTTCGCCCCGATCGGGAGCGGCAAGACATCGAGCGGCAAGGCGCTCCCGACCGTGGAGATTGCGCGCAATGAGACGGTGAGCATCGATTATCAGCGCGTCACGCGCGGCCAGTATGACGGCGTCGAGGCGAACTGGCACGACAAGGCCGGCGCCGCGCGCCACAAGGTGCAGCACGGCCACAGCGGGAAGGGCAAGGCCAAGCGCCTGCGCAAGCTCTACGCGAGCGAGGCGGACGCCAAGCAGGCCGCAGAGGCTGAAAGTGCGCGTCTCGCCCGTCGCGTCGCCACCGCTCGGCTGAAGCTCGCTTATGGTCGGCCCGATCTGTTCCCCGAGATCCCGGCGACACTGGACGGTTTCAAGGCCGAGATCGACGGGCGGAAATGGCTAGTCGAGGGCGCCAAGCACACAATGGATGGTTCTGGCGGATTGACCACTGATCTAGAGTTGGAGGCGCAGCGGTAATGCGTGGTGCCTGCGTGCGCAGATCATTGTGCCTTCATTTACAAATAATTCGGCCCGCAGCGCCCTTATCTGTGCGTGAGATGGTGAAGATAATCTGCATCTCAACGCCCTGCGGCCCGAAAAGACTGCCGTGAAATTCACCGCTGAAGCTATCAGAAGACGTGACTCCGCCGGATAAGCTGTTGTTTGATGGATGGAATGTTCCCGATAGCTTTATAGTGGTAGACACGGGAGACGTTCCCGCCAGCCACGCCATCTGTTGAGCGTAAATGCTGCCGGTGATCGTTCTTTGACCAAAATCGAGCGTTAAATAGCCCTCGCCGGCAATTCCGCCAGAGCCATCATAGGTGACCGTTGTAGTGTCCAACCGGCAATCGTAAGTCTTTTTTCCAGAATTTGGAACGTCTCCAGACGATGTATTATAACCAGTCAAAAGAAACTTGTCGTTATCGACGCGCCTTTGGCCACCAGAATAGCCGCCTCGGTCGTAATAATAAGTTGAATAACTCGTTATCCAAGTATATTTAGTTAAAAGATCTCTGCGAGTTCCAATTATTAACTGATGGCCAATGTAGTTAGAGTCGCGATTGTTAAAAAATATTGTTCCGTATTGATTATAAGTGACATCTTCAGAATTGAAATCAGGAAAATTTGAGTTAAATGAATCCATAACGTGGGCAGAATGTGTTGGGGTGCCTGTATATGCTACGCTAATAGCGTTTGACCGGTTGTTTAAATTAGTACGCGCCTCCGTGTAGATAAATTTACCTGTAGAGGTGTCAATATAGGTAAGAACCTCGACAAACGGAGTGGTCATTTCCCAGTTCTGACTCAGATCGGTGAATGTTGGATAGGAGACTGAAGGCGTTGGCGACGGCGTTGGAGATGGCGTCGGCGAAGGGGTGGGTGCTGCGGGAGGGACGGTGACTGGCGGTGTCTGCTGTTGACCACCTTCACCACCGCAAGCCGACAGGAGAATGCAGGCCGCCGCCGATAACGAAATGTGATGACGCATTGGGGAAGGTTACCTCGTCGGGCCGTTTTCTGTGCGACGGCGCGTTAACATTAGGACTGAGTTCTAACAACTCCATCAACCACTTAGCAGGGGATAAAATCGTCAGCACCAACTAGCCTTTTTCTAGCCGAGATTAAGAGGCGCTTGAGGCTCTCGAAATGGCGAGCGGTCGAACACGCCCTTTGCCGCGAACTCGCTGCAGGCGGCAGGCTGGATTTGAAACCGCCAAAGGAAGTCTTGATATGAACCACTATTTTGCCCTCGTGCATAAGGACGCCGATAGCGCCTTTGGCGTCACCTTTCCGGATCTTCCGGGCTGCTTTTCTGCCGCTGATGATGCTGACAACGTCGTGCCCCAGGCCATCGACGCCCTCGCGCTTTGGTTTGAAGATCGAGACCTCATCGAACCCAGTGCTGTGGATGATATCCGTGCCCGTTATGCTGACGAACTGGCCGAAGGTGCCTATCTCGTCTCGGTGCCGCACATTCGCAGCGCGGGCTGCGCGATTGGTGATCGAGCAAAGGTCTGATCAAGCCAAGGGGAAAGCACTGCCTGTTATAAATGGCTGGCTGCTTTCGAGCGTCGACAAAGGATTGGGGAACGGCAAGTTTGACGTGGAAAGCGGAAGATCGAGACGCGAAAATATTGAAGCGAAAGGTAGCGATTGCTGCGCGGCGCGTGAGGCTGCAAGACACACCAGTGAGAAAATTGTTTGCTCTCTCGTTTGTCGTTCTTGCCGCCTCGATGGTCATGAGCTGCGATCGTGCCGCTGAGACATATGCGTCCAGCTGCTCGACGCCTCCCGCGGATTGGGGCGGCGAACGGGAAGGCATCGCTCATCTGAGATCCATTCAGTTCGTCCACATCAGGCAAGACGGTTCAACGCTTTGGAACAACGTGGCAATTTCCGACGAGAAGTTGCGGCGCTACATGGCGTTATCGACTAACTTCAATCCCGAGCCGCAAGTTATCCTCGAAGTTTCGCCAGAGGCACCGTGCGCTCGAGTTGATGCCGTCCGAGCGATCATGGATGCGACTTCGCTTTGTAAAGGGCCTCATTCGCTTTGCAGCGAAGGATCAAATTGGAGGCGATGGCCCGAGCCAGCACAATAACGCCCTTCAATGGGGTTATGTCCGGAATGTTGTCGTGTCCGGACTGGCAGCTTTCGTAGCAAATGGGCGGATAACAGCCATGACCGCTTTGAAGCGCTGATGAACGGCAAGGATGGCGTGGTTAGCGGACCTTTCTCCGCCAGGATTTCAATCGCTGCCTGACCCATGCGAGCGCCAAGCCTATGGGGACTGATACGGCGATCAGCAATATGATCGACAGTGGCCATGACCAGCCGCGTTCTCTCGCAAAAGCCAGAAATGCGGATGTGAAAAGCGCTCCAAAGATGTGAACACCATAATCGGAGAGTCTAGGTTTCGGTCGCCCCATGCTCGCCATCATGCCCCAGGCCAATAATGTCAGCAATGTCGTCGTGTCCGGACTGGCGGCTTTCGTAGCAAATGTCCGAATGACAGCCATAACCGCTTTGACGCGCTGATGAAGATCGGCGAACAGCAAGTTTGGGGTGCTAGCGGACATTCTCCACTCGAACGTAGCGAACTGCTTCGTCGCGTTCGACCGACAAAAATTTAAAGGTGGGCTTTCTATCCACACTATCGATCTGGATATAACTAGGCCTGTTGACTCTTCTCAACGTACATGATCGCCCCCAAGAAAATTGTGGGGTAGTCGACGTTGCAAGAATGTCGTGCCCTTTGATGCGGATCAGTTCGTAAGATGACTTCGCTCCAGCGTAAGAAAGCTCATTCCTTCCTATGATGATAGGAGGGCAAGAAGGGTGAACGTATCGGCCGGCTAGCTGTGCTGGGTCGATCAACGGCTCAGGTGATGAGCATCCGGAAAGGTAGGCGAGAATAATTGGTGCGAGGCTCAGCTTCATTCGACCATCTTAGGGGAATCGCGGCTTATCGCCAATGTCCGCAATGGCGCCGTGTCCGGTGAGTCCGCTTCAATCGCCGCAGGTCGGATGTCAGCTATGACGGCTTTGGAGTGCTGAGATGGGAACGACGAGCGGCAAATTTGCTGTGGTGTGGGGGCGCTACAGATTTCTATGCAGAGATCGTCGAAGCGCCCGCAAATAAGAGGTGACGTTAATCCCCACGACGACAAGCGCCCAAGCAACACTGAGGCCGAACCACGCATACCAAATGATCCCGCGAGACCAGCCGAGTTCGTCCGAGATCATGATCGGAACAAATGGGGCAAGCGCCACAAGGAAGAATTTGGCATCTACGCGTTCGGATTTCGCAAAGCCGGCGATCCGCTGGCGCACTCTCTTCCGTCTCGTCATCTGCAACAGAGCGCTCTCTTGCTGACGCGACCAGCGGCTCGCTAACTTCCTCATGACTTAGATGTCCATTCGCCAATAGCGTCGAAGTACGTAAGCCATTTGTATCAACACTGCCGCGGTAAAAACCCCCATGGCGACATAGCTGGCAAGACCGCCAAAATCACCGAACATCAAAAATGCCCACGCAGGAAACCCTACGCAGACAGTATACAGCTTTGCCCACATTGGCTGGACAGACCAATGACCGGCTTGAGGCGTCTGAGGCTCATCGCTGTCGGTCAACCAATCCATTATGCTATTTTGCACAGGCGATAAATGACTGCAATCGGGAGCCAGATCGCCGCTTGGGGGCGACATGTCGGGGGTAGGCGGCCGGATCTTCCTGTTGGGTCTCACGGATGTCGTCGACCCGGGAAGTTTCACAACCGACATCCAGCGTTGATGCCGACGGCAAAGGCTGGGTTCAGCCCCTGAACCTATCGACCGCCCGTCGCCATGCGCGTTCATCTGGAAAAGGCAAAAGCACGCCCGGCTTTTCCTGCGACGTCTCGATCCTGATCGGACGCGCCGATGCGCGGCCCCGTCGTGCGCAGGACGCGCAATAGAAGCGAATGCGCGCATCCCGGAAATCGTCCGACCAACCCTTCCGCTCGAAGATCCACCACAGCCCATGCGGAGCGAACGAACCTGTCCGTCCGCACGGGCAGATCACTTTCACGGTAAGGTGCCAGGCAGCAGCCTCGAAGATGCACGTCGCGACCTTGAGGTCGCCAACGTAGCGCGCCACATCACTCGGCCGGCGCCAGCAGCAGCTCTGCGCAGGCCAGCGCCCCGGTCATGAATGGACCATCGTCCCGCGCGCCCGCACGGATTTCCTCCAGAAATTGGCGGTTGCCGTGGCCACGATCTTCCAGCGCCTTCGCGACCGCGTCGCGAATGTCGTCAATGCGTTCCATACGTGTCTCCTGATTGAGAACATATGAAGAACAATGCGCGATTCGGTCAATGGGATTCGATGCGGATCGTCGCACCGAGAGCTGGCATTCTCGCTCCGCTAAAACCCCTTTTGAGCGCGAACGAAACGTCCGCGAAAGGCGAGTTCGGCGTGGCTAACGGACGTAGTATTTACGACAAGCGAGCCATGCCAAAATGCTTCCCGCATATAATGCACCTAGAGCTGTCAAAACGAAAAAGGGTGACAGCCCGACACGGACCGGAACGAAAGGTATATTATACAGCCAGTTACGTACTAGCGTGAGAAACAGGCCAAGAGCAGAAAGGGCGATCCAAGTTCGAATGGGCGCGTACTCCACTCTCAGTTGTGCTTGCGTTGGTGGGATCGGTTTCACATCGCCATTCTGGCCAATTAATTGAACGTCCGCAATGTTGTCGTGTCCGGACAGTCAGCTTTTATCTGATGGCCGAATCATTGCCCTAACGCTCTCGAGGACACGCGAACAGTCAAGGCTGGCATCGCGCACGATATCCCCTATCATGAGATCAACTAAGATATTTGGTTTCCGGTGGAAAAATGACTCGCACAGACCGTGACGATGCCGTTCAACGCATTAATCGGGCACTCTTCGATGTTGCTTTAAAATGGGGTGTCGATCCGAACAAGGCGACCCATAGTCCAGTATTTTGGCACGACGGGTCGTTGAATTATTATGACCATCGCAGCCACCGGGAAGCAGTTTTCCGGTATCTCAAAGGACGAGGGGTGCTCGGTGACGGACATATCCGAGCCTTCAAGCTTATGTGCGATTTCGATGATATCGACCAAGCTGCCGACGCTGATTACTGCAGGGGAGTAGATGTTGACGAAGTTGTTAGCTTTCTCGTCATGCAGCTAATTTACCAATTTGGCGAACTATTTCCACTGAATGCAGATCTCAACCCACAGATCGTGATGTGGTCCGAACGCACAAGTGCGATTATCGATGATCTTCGAGAACTTGGATACGTCGAGCGGGTTCCGTCAGCCGAAGGATATGTGGACCGATGGACTAAGATGGCCAACCCTGCAATGAGGGCGAGCTATCTGCCTACGCTTGACGAAGCGTGATCGACGAACTGGGAAAGGTTATTTTCCAAAGGCGCAGTCATATTGTCCCCTGAGTTAGGCGCTGCCGCGCGGCATGACGACCTATCGCAAGGATTTTGACAATAGCCGCACTATTACGCGCTATCGCCTGCCGAAATTCGCTTCATGATTTCGTCAGCGCGGATTTCTGCAGCTGCGCGGGCGACAGGCGATAGATCACGGCAATCGTTGACGAGGTTGTCGTTGTCGGTGTCCCCCGCTTCGCTATGAGCTGATGCGAGAATGGTCATTCGCCATGCGCAGGCGGCCATTTTGTTGACTTCGGTCGCGCCATCGCAACCCGTCGAGAGACAAAAGGCTACGTTGCGCTGGGCCTGATAGTCTCCGCGCCAGGCCTTTGGCCAATCTGTCCGATCAAACATCGCGCGGTTCGTCTCGCAAAGTGCCGTGTCGGCGACCAGGCAGGCGCCCGTTATTGGCGGGGGCGGGGCGAACGCCGGCAGTGGCGTGCGCGGCGGAAGATCGGCCTCTTTTGGAGCGCGCGCACCGGGTTTGTCGTGCGCCAGCGAAATTGACGAGTTGCCTTCTAGTGCGACGTTGCTTGCGTTGTCTGCCTCCCCGATTGTTAACGAGGCAGTTACGGCGATTAAAATCGCCACAATGATCATAATCGCACAGCAGCCCATGATCGAGTTGCGGCGGCCCTTGAGGTCGTCCGGCGTGAAGATCGTTTGGCAATAGGGGCACACCTCTGCATTGTAGGCAATGCTCTTCTTACATTTAGGGCAGGGCAGATTGATCGGCATTGTACTTCTTTACGAGGCTTTCCCGGTGCCCACCAGCTGTGGCTCGGTTGGTCTATGGCTGCGGTGACCGACTAACTGCCGTCAAGAGAGCGCGCGATCTGCAACAGTGCGCGCCGATCCCGCCCGCCGAGGCGTTTAAACCGCTCCGCCATCTCCCGAGTCTCGGCATCAACTAGCACATTGTCCGGGGCGCTTCCTTGCGGATCGTCCGTTTCGCCGAGCAAATATTCGGGCGTGGTCTGCAACTCGCGAGCGATCTTGAGAAGATGCTTTGAGCCCTGCGGACCACGCGAAATCAGATAGTTGATGCTGGGTTGCTTGATGCCAATGCGCCGCGCTAACTCGGCCTGAGATAGACCGACATCATTTATCCGATCGCTAAGTCGCCGGCCTAGATCCATGGACTGGCACCATATAGAACTGGCTATAAGCGCACAGTTAGATTTGTCTATTGACTGCTCTATAGATTGGTCTATACGCAGCGGAATGATCACGATAACAACCCCCTTCGAAGCGCTGATGAAGGCGATCGAAATGTTGGGCGGCCAGTCCGCAATGGCTCGGCTTTGCGAACTAAAACAGCCGAGCGTGTGGAAGTGGACGCGCTCGTCGAAGCGCATCCCCGCCGAATATGTGCTCCGTGTCGAAGCGGCGACCGGCGTGTCCCGTCACGATCTTCGCCCCGATATTTACCCTCGCGATCATTCAGCGTCCCCCACGGATGCAGAGCCATCCGACGACTGCGAGCCGATTCTTACCGGGCTCGACCTCGCGTGCCAGTCCAATCGAATGCCGGCTTTTGACCGCAGGCCGGAGGCGGCATGAGCGTGACCGCCATCATTGCCCTGAGCCTGGGCCTCACCATCCTGTGCATCGTCGCGGGGCTGCACAGCCTGATCCCAGCGGTCAAAGATGTGATTGCGGATCTGCGAGCCAATCTTTCTCATCGCGATCTCACGATCGCCGCCAAAAACCTTCGCATCGCAAATCTTGAACGATACCTTGAGGAAAGCCAGCGGGACAGGGGGGCAAACTGTCCTGTCTGTGGGTTCTCTCAAGCCGTGCCCGGCGGTCATCCCACGCTGCCGGGCACGATCCTCCTTTCGACGGAGGACGGCCAGTGACCAAGGAGCGCCGGCCGCTTACCTTCGAGCGCGCGCTGTGCCGGGTCGCGGAGCTGATCGGCTATGATGGCTGCGCGCAGCTTCTCGGCTGCTCCGAGAATTGGGTGCGCAAGCTGTCTGACCCGGATGCCGAGCGCGAGATCAGCCTGCAAAAGGCCCGTCGCCTCGATCTCGCCTATCTGCGCGCGGGTGGCTACGGGCGGCCCTTTCTCGAATGCTATGAGCTGCAGCTCGAGATGGGCGACGAAACCGGCGGCTCGTCCACCGGCGAGCTGATCGCGGCGGCTGGCAAAGCCGCCAAGGAGACGGGCGAGGCGGTGGGTGCCGCGCTGGCGGCCATCGAGAGGGGACGGGATGCGGGATCCGTCGAAAATGCACTCCGTGAGATTGAGGAGGGGATCGAAGCCCTCACCGGCGTAGCCAATCGGCTGCGCGTCTCCGGCAATGGGGGGACAGGGCGTGAATCAGGCCATCCAAATTGATTCCGGCTCTCAGGCTGCGGTCAGCCGGGGCGAGAAGCGGCGCCTCCCCATCGTGCGCTGCCCCGTCTGCAACGAGCGGGCGATGGTGCGCACGTCCGAGGAGATTACGCCGACGCTGCGCCAGCTCTATTATCTGTGCTCGAACTTCAAATGCTCAATGCGCTGGCGCGCCGCGCTGCAGGTGGAAGAGATCATCTCGCCTTCGGGCGTGTCGCCGGAATTCCGGCCGCCGCACTATCGCGAGGTCAAGCCGCCGGGCCACGCCTTCGGCCAGGCGTCGCTGTTCGACGGCATTGATGTCGTGAGCAGCGGGCCGGCCAATGATCCCATCGGCAGGAGGCCCTCGGGCTAAGCCGACCGGGATCGGCATCTGAGATGCCATGAAAATCCGCAAAAATATCAAGTGCTTAAAACTGAATCTCGAATTCAGGACGGTCCTCTTTGTCTGAAAGGAATGCCCCGATGCCTGCCAAGACGACGCCCCAACCAGCAGCCGTGCAAACGCGCGGCCCCTTCGTCTCATTCTGCCTCGCCTGCGCCCGGCAGGAGAACCGCCCCAATGAAGTGCTGCCGGATGGGTGGACCTTCGGCGATGCCGGCGGCGTCCTCTGCCCCGATTGCGCCCCGCGCACCATCGCCATCATCCCCGCCGCCGGTGAGGATGACGATCTACTGGCGCCCTCCATCGAGGCGCGGGAGATGGCTTCTGCCCTGAACGGTGACTTCACGCCGCCCGCGCTGGCGATCGAGCAGAACATTCATCTGCAGCGCCAAGCGGACGGCACATATCATGTCGCGGTTCTGGTCGGCGGCACCTTCGCCCCGGCCGACGTCGTGCGCCTCGCGCGCCAACTGGAAGTCTACGCGGCGCTCGCAGAGCGGCCCGGCACGCTGGGGATGGCGGCGTGAGCTGCCCCGAACATGGAGACCTCCAACATGGCTGAGAACATCGCTGCCGAGCAATTGCGGCTGCTCATCGAGCGCGTGGAGCGCCTCGAGGAAGAGAAGAAGGGCATCGCGGACGATATCAGGGACGTCTTCGGCGAGGCCAAGGCCACCGGTTACGACGTGAAGATCATGCGCCAGGTCATCCGGTTGCGGAAACTGCCGGCGCAGGATCGGCAGGAGATGGAGGCGGTCCTGCACACCTATCTGGCAGCGCTTGGCATGGACGACATGTTCGCCGGCTTTGATGGCCGCCGCTGATGGAGACGGGTTCCGTCATTCTGGACCGCGCTCGCTCGCCTGCCGCTTGGATCGAGGAGCTGGCTGCGCGGGGCTTCGAGGTATCGGAGCGCGCCTTGCGGGATCGGGCCAACCGGCTTGGCGCCTGCCATCGCATCGGCCGCGCCGTGTTCATCACCCCCGCACATATTGATCTCATTCTCGGAGAAGCACGTTGCCGATCGAGCCGTATCGCCGAGGCCCGACCTGGTGGGCCAAGGGTCGTGTCGAATATCTCGGCAAGCCCATCACCGAATATTACCGATGCAGCACTGGAGCTTCTGAAGAAGCGGGCGCGTGGGCATGGTGCCGGGCTGAAGAAGAGCGGCGGATAGCCGAACACCTCGTCGGGGCGAGCCGGCTGCTGACCTTTGCCGAAGCCGTGATGATGTATCCGGCCAATGCGAATACGGCGCGCTACCTCATCCCCATTACGGAACTATGGGGCGCACGCCTTGTATCCGACATCTCGCCCAAAGACGTGCGAGATTTGGCGCCCAGACTGTACCCCAATGCCTCGACGGACACTTGGACGCGGCAGGTCATCACGCCGGTGCGCGCGGTCATCAACAATTTCCGGGATGCCGACAGCGGCGACCTGTTTCACGTCAAGGGCTACAGCAAGCAGGACCGCATCCGGCAGGACCGCAGGCGCGGCAAGCTCAGCCGCGTCAAGAAGGAACCGGGGAGCTGGGAATGGCTGCTCAAATTCCGTGAGTATGCCGGCGAGCGTCATGCAGCGTTGGCCCTCACCATGTTCGTGACCGGCGCGCGCATCAGTCAGGCGATTGCCATGCATCCTGACAAGCATTGCCGCTTCGATGAGAACCAGATCTGTATTCCCGGCGCCAAGGGCCATGATGATCGCTGGCTGGAAGTGCCCGCCGAGCTGGTGGCGGAATTGGCCTCGTTGCCGCGCCGCTATCCCCGTGGCGCCGCTCGCAAGCCAGAGAACCTGCGGCTCTTCGGTTTTGCAGACCGATCCAGCCCGCGCAAGGGCTGGGTGAAAGCCTGCGAAGCTGCCGGCATCCCCGTCATTCCGTTCCACGCAGCGGGCCGTCACGGCTTCGGGCAGGAGATGAACGTCCGCCAGCAGATCGATGAGAAGGCAGCGGGCGCCTACGGGGGCTGGTCAGACACAGCGTTGATGAAACGCACCTACACCCACGCAGAAGAGACCGTGAGCAAGATCCACGGCGCCTTCTATCGCGGCCTCGCGCAAGCCGAAGCCGCCACCGGCCTGTCCCTGGCCCAAAGGGACTTTTCGTACAAAGCGCGTACAAAAAAGAAGAAGGGGGCAAAGTAA